CTGAGGTATTCAGTTAGCTTGAGTAGTTGCTCTAGTTGGTTATCCTCCTTATCAACTTCATCAGAACGATTAAGTCTAATCTTAAACTTTCTATTTGCTTTATACTCAGGATAGATTTGTCTTCTCTTAGCAGAACCATTCTTACCATCAAAGATTACAACTACTCGTGTAGGTTGGATATTCTTGATTGCGTGACCTATGCTTAGGAGGGTTCCTGAGATTCCTCCAACATGCTCACCATCACTATTTGTTACCGGACTTGCTGCATATGCTCTAATAAACGTATTGAGGCCATCAACGATCAACACCTTTGAGTTAAGGTGCTGATCGTCTTGTGGTCCTCGAGTCCGTAGTTCGTTTAGTAAAGCTAAGTACTTATTCGGAGAGCTCATCGTCATCAACTGTTATACTGTCTGGGTCAATGTTATTGTCACCTCTGTACTTCATAATAAAGATATCACATATCTTCTTATAAGCGTAGTCGTAGAGGTCTGGATTGTTAGCTAAGAGCTCTTTCCATTCTTTAGCCATGAAGCGGCTGACTTCTCCAGTCTCTTCATTAACTAACGTGTAGTATGCTCCTGATGTACTAACGACACCATAGTCCTTCATTAAAGCTAACCAAGAGTTTTGGTCATCGATTCCAGAATTGAAATAGATGTCAAAGGTTGCTTTCTTGAAAGGAGGTCCCATCCTGTTTTTGATAACTTGTGCTTCAGTTTGTACTCCGATAATTTGTTCAGTCTTACCTGAACCGCTTTTCAGTTTACCCACACCTTTTAGCCTTACTCGACAGCTTGCATGGAAACCTAAAGCCTTACCACCTGATGTGGTGTACTTGTCTCCAAACATTACACCCATCTTCTCTCTCAGCTGCGATGCACATAAGAACAGTACTCGCTGCTTTGCAATGATGTTTGTAATCTTACGCATTGCCTTAGACATCAGGATAGCTTTTGTTGTTGCCCATCCATCTTTCTCATAATCAGCATCTTGCTCAACCTTCGTTGTAGCTGCTGACACTGAGTCTACGACAATAGTTACTAATCTGTCTTTAGAACTTTTACGGATTGTTTCGATAATGTTCTCAACAGCTTCAAAGATATCCTCAATGGTTTCAAGAGGTACATAAAGCATGTTTGTTACATCCACTCCAATAGCTCTTAGAAACTCCTCACTCAAAGCGTTCTCCGTATCAATGTACACAGCCAATCCACCTTTCTTTTGTGTATTAGCTAGTACGTGAGCCATAATCAAACTCTTACCTGATGCTTCCATTCCTTGTAGTTCGACAATGCGTCCTACAGGAAAGCCACCATGAGGTCTGTTTGAGATAGCCAGGTCTAACAAAGTGGATCCAGTTGAGACCCACTCTGTCAAATCTGTTGGAGTTTCCTCTTGCCCATTCAAAAAATGAGCAGCTTTGAAGTCTTTAAACTTTTTGTTGAGACTGTCTGCGAGCTGTGTAGCTAGCTCGTCCCTTCCAGAGATTTCATCTGGTGTTACTGACTTCTTTGCCATAAGGATTAGGAGTTAAAAAGTTCGTCGAATGCTGAGTTAATGTCTTCCACTTTGGTAGCAGTAGAAGCTGACTTGATTTGTGATTCACCTTTTGGTGTTGGTGCATCAGCATTAGAGTCAGGGTTCAACCACTTTTCCAAAGCTTCAGTCATTTCCTGATAGCTAAGCTCTGTGTACAACTCGGTGAGATTCTTTTGACCATTCACAATTGAAGCTGCAACTTCTTTGTCAGTTGTTGCAGGTGTTGTGTTTGGCTTTACACGAACTGTGTAGCTTGGGAACGCACCTTCCTTCTCAGCAGCAATGTGCTCGACAGTAAGGTCACGACCATTCATAAGATCGGTAATATCACCGTAGTCAGGATCTGAAATCACACTCAGTAGCTCTTGGTAGATTTGCTTACCAAAGCTCCAAAACTTAACTCCTTTGTCTTCTTCACCACGTACGATTACAGGTGCAAAGCAACGGAATTTAGGTTCGATTTTCTTACCGAGTTTGAAATCATCCTTATTGCCAGAACGCTTAAGCTTCTCAGCAAATTCAACGATTGGATCAGGACGTCCATATGAAGTTGGCGATACCATAGTACGCTTTCCAATTTCATAGTGGAAGTACATTTCGATAAACGGATTGTCCTTGTCAAAGGCGTAAGGAACGATACGCACTTGGCTTTTTCCTACTGGTGGTTTCCATAAGTGATCTGAAACTCCGCCACCGGAATTAGCACTCTTTTGCATTTGTTGCAAACGACTTTTAATTGCATCAAGATTGATTGCCAT